ACAATTACAGATTGCGTAATTGCGACAAATCAAACATATGTAGAAACTTTGAAAAAAGAAGGAAGCTTTGATAAGGAAGCTCAAAAGATTGCTTTTGAAAAAACATATAACTCTGTAATATTAATTCTTAGTGAAGATGCTAAAGAATATTTAGAACAAAGCTTTTCTGACTTATAGAAATATATTACAGAAAAAATTGAAGCAGAGGTTGCTTAGAATAAAGGGAACGCGTAATGCGTTCCTTTTTTCTTTTTTCTGGCTTTAGGGAGACTTAGGTCTCCCTAATTTTTTTTGGAAAAAATCTAAAAATTTTACCAAATTTTTGGGCGAAAACTGGAAAAAGTATTGTTTTAATTTTCAAGTAATACTGAAAGGGAATGAAAAAAATTTTTTTGAAAGGAGTTTTTGCTTATGTATCAAAGCTATAATAGTTATTATAACCAATAGCCATAGTAGATGCGCGCGCCAGCTTATGCGGGTCTTAAGGGCCGACCAGTATCTTCCTTAGACGAGGCTCGCGCGACTTCAATAGATTTTGATGGGTCTGTGTTTTATTTTCCTGATTTAGCAAATAAACGAATTTATACTAAACAAATTAACGTAGATGGCACAGCAACTTTGTTAATGTATGAATTAAAGGAACTTCCTTCTGGAGTTCCCGAAGACTCGTCGAATTATATAACTCGACAAGAGTTTGAGTAGGTAATTGCGCAATTAAAGAGTGCCCTAGTCCAGCCTCAAGTAGTTGCGGAACAGCCTGCGCAAGAATTTAAATTTTAAAAGGAGGGAACTTAATGTTTCAAGTAAATCCAGTCCAGTTAATTCAAATGATTAAAGAAGGATCTAACCCTTAGCAGCTTATGTTGTCTATTTTAGAAGAAAACATGGGTAATACTCCAATGGGCGCAAACCTTTTGGATTTAGCTAAACAAAATAAAGCAAGTGAAATTGAAAAAATTGCTCGTAATGTTTGTGCCCAAAAGGGGTTAGATTTTGATAAAGAATTTTTAGCCTTCAAACAAAAAATGGGGCTTTAAATTAAATATATTATATAAAGGAGGAACATGATATGTTCAACAGTTCAAACTACAGCTTATCTGATATTGCTGCCGTAACAGGTCGCAATAACGGAGGAAATGGCTGGGGAGATGATTCTTGGTGGATTATTCTCTTATTTCTATTTGCAGGTTGGGGAAATGGCTATGGCGGCTTCGGTAATGGAGGCGGCGGAGCTGGTTCCACTGTAAGAGAAGAAATTGCTTATGGCTTTGATATGAACGGCTTAGAAAACAGCGTGCGCGGCGTTCAACAAGGTCTTTGTGATGGATTCTACGCAATGAACACAGGAATGCTTAATGGCTTCTCGAATGTTCAAAGCACATTATGTCAAGGCTTTGCCGGTGTAAACCAAACAGCTAATACAAATGCAAATGACATAATTGCTACAATTAATGCAGATACTATTGCTAATATGCAGAACACAAATGCTATTAATGCTGGTATTACTGCTCTTGGAACGCAGATCGCTCAATGCTGCTGCGATTCAAGATACGAAACTACTAAAGGTTTCGCTGATTTAGGTTATGCGTTAGCTACTCAGTCTTGTGATACTCGTCGCGCAATCGCTGACAGCACAAGAGATATTATTGATAGCAATAACGCTGGTGTTCGTTCTATCTTAGACTTCTTAACACAAGATAAGATTGCTTCGTTAACCGCTGAAAATCAAACTCTTAAATTTGCTGCTTCTCAGCAAGCTCAGAACGCATATCTTGTAGGCGCTTTAAAAGAACCATGCCCAATTCCAGCTTATATGGTTCCAAATCCTAATTGCTGCTATACACCAACAGTAACTTTTGGAAGCGCTTGCGGTGGCTGCAACTATAATTTCTGATTAAATTAATTTAGAAAACTATAATGGAGGAATTGAAAACTATGGAAATAATTGCAAACCTTTTACAGACAGTAGAAGAAAATCAAAATGTGCTTTTTACTGATACTGTAACTTGCGGAAATTGCTCCATCTCCCATAGGGCTGGTAGTGGATTAGTAACGCTGCGCGGTTTAACTTGCCAAAACCGCGCTCGCTACAAAGTTAGCTTTGGTGGCAACATTGCCCTCCCAGCAGATGGAACAGTAGAAGCAATTTCTTTAGCTTTAGCTATTGATGGAGAACCAGTAGCAAGCACAACGATGATAGTAACTCCAGCTGCTGTTGAAGAATTCTTCAATGTATTCAGCGCAGTATTTATTGACATCCCAAGAGATTGTTGCTCAACAATTAGTGTTTAGAACACAAGCACACAGGCTATTGATGTTCAAAACGCAAACTTAATTGTTGAGAGAGTTGCGTAAGGGAGGGACTAATCAATGGAAAGAATTAAAAGTATGAAAGAATGCTTAATGGCAACTGTCCAAGCGCAAATGGGTAATTTACAAAATGTAGATACTCAAGAACTTGGTGCTGCTATTGACATGATTAAGGATTTAGAAGAAGCGTTATATTATTGCGCAATTACTAAATCTATGGAAGAATCTAAGGAACATGACAAGCGATACTATGGCATGGAAGAAAGATACATGGATCGCGACATGGATAGACCAATGGGGAGAATGTATTATGATGGCGGAAGATATAATATGCGATACAACGATGGTTCTGGAAACATGTATTATTCAGGCAATAACGGCTCCTCTTCAACCTCCACTTCTGGTAATTCAACCTCGAGTGGAAACGGAAGCGGAAGTCGCTACTATACTGAAAGAGATTACCCAGATATTTTCGTAAGAGACTATAGAGAAGGCCGCAGCCCAATGAGCAGACGCACTTACATTGAGTCAAAAGAAATGAAAAAAGATAAAGCTACTCAGATTAAAGAGTTAGAGCATTATCTAAATGAATTAGGCGAAGACCTAGTTGAAATGATTGAGGATGCTACTCCAGAAGAACAACAAATGCTACATAAAAAATTATCTACTTTAACAACTAAGGTATAGAATTTAAATGTTTAATATTAATGGAGAAGAATGGGGAGTCAAGCTTGTCTCCCCAGAGCATCCAAAATTAAAAAAAAGTAATGAACAGTATGCAATTGGAGTTTGTGATGATAATACTAAAATGATTTATATAAATGAAGAACTAAAAGAAAGAATGATTAAAAAGGTATTGTGCCACGAAATACTGCATGCTGCTATGTTTAGCTATAATGTAGAACTAAGTATCGAACAAGAAGAATTGCTAGCCGATTTAGTTGCTACTTATGGCTAGGAGATAATATTTATTACCAACAAGATTTTTAGAAGAATTATAGAAAATAAAAAAGAGGAAGAGTAATTAAACTCTTCCTCTTTTTTTATTTTGTTGTTGGCAACGAAGTAGCTTTATGATAATACTCTTCTGCCTATCCATTTCCACCTAAACCTGTATATACACGATAAAACTCTGTTAGCTAGTCATACTGGTCGGTAGTAATTTCGCCAGCCTTTATATAAAGCTTACAAAGCTAAATTAAACGATAGCGATAAGACGCGATAATTAAATCCATAGAAGCTTTTTCTTTCACTTCTTGTTTTCTAATATATTCGCGCAATTGCTCAATTTCATCAATAATAGGTTCTAACTTATGGTCGATAATTTCTTCCCATTGTTTATTTTCTTGGTTTTCACTTAATTCTTGATATTGCTTAGCTTTTGAGTGAAACCATTTACACAAACCTAAGGCACCGGCGGTCGCCAGAGCCATTACCAATTCCATTGCATGGTCGATAAAGAATTGCATCCTTTTCTCTCCCCTTTCAAACTATAATAACCTCTAAATTAGTTGAAAGTTGAGAAAAATGTTTTAACTTATTCCGACCAATCGAATGCGGAAACCGCCTAAGAGAGCGCATACTCGCCAATACAGATAGCATCACACTCGTCCTAAGTTGGCTTCTAACTATATTTATTTACGACATAAGCTTGCGCAGCTCGCTTCTATTCAGGGCGAGTTCGTCCTTTTATCGACAAACCTGATTTCCACTAAGAAGCTAAAACCGCCGAATTTTTAATTTTTAATTCTGTAGCAAGCTCATATATAATTCCAAAAACTTCTGCTAATATTTTAAATGTCTATACATTATTTGCCACATTACCCTGCATCTGGATGTCTTCAAAAACTATCTCATTAATTTCTTCCTTCTGTATGAGGGCTGTGATCTTGTTTCTGATAGATACAAGTCTATCTCCAATGTCTTTCTCATTACATTCAATTTTGCCAAATTTTTCAAGCTTTCCGTCCTTAAAAATTGCGTAGCCGGTAATATGACTACTTTGGTCTAGAGCTAAGAGATTATGCACTGGTAGACCCAAAACCACCAGAACGCACTTGCGCACGCTCATAAGCAGTGTCATCTGAAGTAATTTGATAAGATTTTATAATACCTTGACCAATCATATCTCCCTTTTTAAGCATAATAGGCATTGGAGAAAGATTAAGAATTTGAAAGAAAATTTCTCCTTCGTTATCAGGATTATTATAATAATCAGCATCAATAATACCAACCCCATTAGCAAGAACAAGCCAATGTTTTAATGGGCAGGAGCTGCGCACGGAAAGCTCTAAATAGTTATTAGGGTTTAATTTACACTTTACTCCTGTTGGAACAAGAGTTGGTTTTGCTCCTAGTCGTTTGGTAAGTGCGGCAATTTCATTTAATGTATATACACAATCATCTGCGCGCTAACTAACTAAATCTAATAGTAATTCCTCTGCTGGATAAATAATTGTATCTTCCGCAACCATAAAATCATACCCCGCAGAAAATTGAGTTTTTCTTTCTGGAAGTTTTAATTCTTCATCATTCGCAAAACGAGCAACTTTTTCAAATTTTTGTGTCATTTATTATACCTCATAAACAATGTTTACAATAGACATTGGTTCTTTCTCTTCATTAAAAATTTTCTTTACAGACACTAACTGATATTCATCAACAATGTCACCTTTTTGTTTTACATATTTAGTTTTATAACTAAAAGCTGCTAATGTGAAATTACTATCATCTTTTAATTCTTCGTGAAGTTTTTCAACATCTTCAACTGTTTTTACCCGATAGGTTTCTACTGTGTTAATTAAATATTTCATTTTAAGCTACCTCTACTTCTAAATTATAATTTTTATAATAAGTTTTTGCGTAAGTTAACATTTCGTCTTTTATTGGTTCACTATATTCAGCACCAGCGCCAGATAAAACAACTTTTTCAATTCCTCTTGAAAAAGCAAATTGCGCTACTCTTTCTGCTAAATTATTTAATCCTTCTAATGGGAAAATATCAAATCCACCTTCGCCATTAAAAACATATAACATTTGATTTAAAGAAAATAAATCAATTTTACAAACAAGCGTTTTCATTTTTTCTCACCGCCCAAACTCAACTA